GACGCTGGGCTGGAAGGAAAGCCATGACCGGAACCGAGCTAATGGCGGTTGTCGGGTTCTTCGTCATGCTCATGGGCGCCATTTCCGGCGTCTGGTGGCGCATCGAGGGCCGTGTTGACCGCGCCAAGGACGAAGCAGTCCGGAAGGCAGCGGATGCCGCCATGGAGGCCGCGTCAGTGCGTGCCGACCTAGCGGCGCATAAACTGCATGTCGCAGAACATTACATAACCAAGGCCGGCATGCGCGAAACGCGCGATGAAATTATGGATGCCATCAGCGGCGTCAAGGCCGCTGTCGACAACATGACGGCGCGCGTCGATCGCATCGTAGAGAACCAAGTCAAGCGCACCACCACGCGCACTTAACACCGGCCCACCAGCCAACCACCACCACATTTTTAGGAGACTACCATGGCTTTTGCAGGCCTTCACGTCGTTTGCGGTTATCCCGGCTCCCTGTTCGCTCGAGACAAGTCTCAGGCTATCCTTGGCAAGATCTCCTGGAGTGAGGCTCCGGCATCCGGCGTCACCTCCACCAATATCGCACCAGGCGAAAATGCAGGCTCCGGACAGGCTATCTTCCGCATTCGCGCTGCCGCCGACTCCTGGGTATCCGTAGGACCGACGCCTGACGCGACGACTGGCAAGCGCTTCCTCGTGCCGGCCGCGACGGACTACGACGTCTACGCCGAGCCGAACGACAAGCTCCAGTGGATTGCCGCATAACATGGCGGGGCTCAGGCACTCGTTGAGGAGGGGGACGTCGTTATCGACGTCTCTCACCTCGCTGGGCGTTCGCGCCCGTAGTCAGGGCGGTGGGGGTGCGCTTCGCCGCGCCTTAGCTTACGGCGCCAATGCCCACTACAATCTAGATACGACTGGCGCTGCGCAGTGGAGCTTCCTTTCCCGAGATCCCTATTCGGTGCCGATCGATATCAAGGCCGGGGATAAAATAGACTTTCTGCTTCCGATGTGGACGCTTCCCAGCGTTTCCAACCAGATTGTCGAGACCGATCTTGCTGAAGCCTATGACTTTCAGTTGTCGATGGAATACCCCTATGCGGATAGCTCCACGTCGTCGCCAACACTTGCAAACCGAACGCGCGCACTGACTTCAGGCGGGCAGTCTACCTATTCATTTCTGCCTGGGCAGGCCGAGCGCATTGCGGTGTTTAGCGTAATCGCGCCGGTCGACATTCCGGCGCTGCAGCTGTTCGGCGGCATCCTACTGCATGAGTGTGTTGCCGGCAGGAGTGGCGGCGTCACCAATAAGCGCATCCTCCGGCCCGACAATGCGTCGACTTTTCTTGGGCGCAAGAACGGTAGCGTGAACTCCACGACGTCTCTGATTTCGACTGACGCCACGATGACGAGGACCGCCTTCACGGCGAATTCCGCCGCACAAACCGGCTTGACGGGTTCCATGCTCGTCGGTGCCATTGTGGTGACGGCCCCCAACGGCACACCGGCAATCTTTGTTAACGGCAATTCGATCGAGCAGGGTTCCAACGAAGGCACGAGCAACAGTGGCACGGTTGGCGATGCAATCGGTGATGCTGGCGGCGATCTTCGAGGTAACCGCGGATGGGCGACGAGAACGGCCTATAAGCTCAATATCGGCGTCACGCAGATGTCACGCGGATCTGACAGCGTAAACGACCGTATGACGAACGGTTTCGCAAGGCGGCTGGAGTTTGCGCAGCGGTGCAATCCCTCATCCTATATCGACCTCAATCCGCACAACGACACGAGCCAGGCCAACGCTGCGGCATGGTCATCTAAGGCGTGGCTTCTGGACGATGTCTGCACCGCGAACGGCAATGCGTATGTCTGCGATCAAGCCGGCACGTCTGGCGCTACGGCGCCGAATGGCACTGGCGCGAACATAGCCGACGGTACGGTGTTGTGGACGTATGCAGGTCCGAACGATGGTCCAGCCACGGCGCCCTCCTGGCTCGGCAAGATGCGAAAGTATCTGCGTCAGGTCAAAGCGGCGCTTCCGGGCGTCAAGCTGATTGGCGCGACATGCACGCCAGATTCCACATCCACGGCTAACGCATCTACTTACAACTATGATAGCGGGACCGGCGCGCTCACGCTGACAATCCCCGACGCTTCGAAATTGTCTGTCGGCGGCAATGTACGCATATCAGGCTTGACGCCATCTGGCCTCAATACCTCTGGCATTGCCAATACGCTGATCACCGCAATCAATGGCAATGACATCACCGTGACGCGGCCGACAGGCCTAGCTGCTCCGACAGGAACGGCGGCCGTCGGCTTGACTTGGACAGATCCGATCTATCAGACGCCGAAGTCAGGTTACACGACCGCGACGAGTTTCCGCAGCTGGGCTAATCGGTGCTTGCGCACGAACCCGAACGGCGTCCTGCCGTATGATGCCATTGCTGATATCGGCAAGTGGGCGGAATCTGGCAACCCGACGACGCCGGGAACTGAAACTGGCAAGTGGGTCCCGCTTCTAACCGGCGGCGTCTCGCTCGGCTCGAAGATGACGTCAGACGGTACGCACCCAACATCGTTCGGTAATGATTATCTGGCAACGCAGATGGCCACGCAGGAAACGGCGCTCGTCGCCGTGCTGCAGGCCGCCTAACCCCACCGCCCCATCATCATATGCTAGCGCCCTCTGCTTAACCGCGGAGGGCGCTTTTTTCGTTTTTAGTCGTTGACAAATTTGTATGTTTACACGAACGTGACAATGCGAGGTTACCAGCCTCTGCTTCACCACCACAGCAAGAGGAGGCGTTATGAGATATTACAGATCCGTAGGCATTGCCGTCGTTGCCACGGCAGCCGTTTTGTTTGGCGCCGTGAAGGTTGCCGACACACAGCCAGCCGCAGAGCCGGCGAAAATCATCCAGACAACAATCGTGCAGGCGCCATCGACGACGTCAGAAGACTCGGTCGTCATGGTCAACGTTCCAGGCGGTCACGGATCTGGCGTCCATATCGGCGGAGGCTTTGTCATCAGCGCGGCCCATGTCGCCGATGACAACAAGGAAGTCGACCTTAAGACCTCAGACGGCAAAACCGTCAAGGCCGAAGTCCTCTGGATCAACAGGGCCTACGACATCGCGCTGCTGCGCACCTCCGGCGCCATTCCCGGCCGCGCTCCTCTTGATTGCCGCGTCCCGAAGTTGGGCGATGAGATCCAAGCTGCCGGCAATCCACTCAATCTCGAATTCGTTTCCTCCTTCGGCCGCATCGCCGGCAATGCGCGCGCAGCCGATCCGTGGCGCGAAGTGGTCATTACCGACATCACCACCGTTATGGGGCAGAGCGGCGGGCCGCTGTTCGGCAAGGATGGTCGCGTGGTCGGAATTGTCGTCGGCGTTGTGCCTGCGCCGCTAAAGAACGGTGATGGCTATGTTCCTTCTCTGACTGGTTTTGGAACGGCAGTTCCGGCAAGCGCTGTTTGCCAGCTTCTGGGGAGGGTGGCGTGATGGCGTGCTGGATCTACGTCGGAATCGCATGCGGCTTCCACGAGGCAACAGGCAAGTTCTGGAAGTCGGCAGGCTGGCCGCTGTACCTTGGCGAGTTGATCGGCAAGGAATTCATGAAGCGGGAGGCCGCACAATGAGCAACATCGCATCTGGCATCACCGCCCGCCTCATTATCCTCAACACCTGCTGGGCCGCGCTCGTCGTATGGGCATCTGTCATGGGCTACACGCAGTTTGTCTTCACGCATGACGTGTCGCGGATCAGCTACGGCATAACCGCCATTGCCGCCGTCGGCCTTGCTGCCGTTTTCTTCGGGCGCACCGCGCATCTGGCGCGGCTGGAAGTCTGGCTGGTGACACTTGGACTTATCGGCAACGTCGTCGGCTTCATCATTGCCTTGCAGCACATCGACACAGGCTCACTGGGCACACCGGATGGCGTGCAGCGCGTTGCGGCAAGTTTGCTTGCCGGTATGGGCGTTGCCTTCTGCTCGACGCTGGTGGGCGCCATTGCGGCGCTATGGGTGTCGACGGTCGCTTGGATCGTTGGCGCGAAGGAGGTGGCGTGATGACGTGGCAGGACAGAACAGCCATAGTATCAATCTGGATCTACTTCATTGTTGCGCCGATTGTCTTTGGTTTTTGCGCCCATACTTTTCTGGCCGCGTCACGAGAATTCGGAGCCATCGTTGCTGCATTCTTCGTTGCGGCCGTTTGGCCGCTTAGCGGGCTCATCTGGGCCGGAGCGTGGTTGGCATCATGACCTCAATCCTCACCCGCGACCTGCTCATGAACTTCCTCATGGGCCTCACCGCCTTGGTCATCATCACATTGGTGGCTATCAATCCAGCCGCAAAAGAAGACCCTGCCCAACTGCCCGGCAACCTTGTCGCAACGATCGTATGGCCTGCCGGAAGTACCGACGTCGATTTGTGGGTGCAGGCCGGCAACGATCGCGCCGTAGGGTATTCGTTCAAGTCGGGCCGCACATGGAGCCTTTTGCGAGATGATCTCGGCACGGCTAACGACGACACGCCGATCAACATGGAAAGCGCCTTCACGCGCGGACTGCCTGACGGCGAGTATTCGATCAACGTTAGGTGCTACGGCTGCGCGAAAGTGCCGGTTCCTGTGAGCGTCGAAGTACGGCTCGCCGAAGGGGGCGTCGTGTGGAAAGGCACGGTCGACCTTCTGAAAGACAAACAGGAGCGTACAGCGATCCGCTTTCGGATGGCTGGCGGGCTGGTTGTGCCCGGTAGTGATAGCCAGGTTTTCAAGCAGTTGAATAGAGGAGAGGGGTGATGCGCCACCACTTACTGAGTGGTGGCGCAGGTTCATGGCTCGCTGCAAAGCTTGACATGGCTGCCCACCCAAAAGAGGAACACAGGTTCCTGTTCGCCGACACTCTGTATGAAGATGCAGACTGCTATCGATTTCTTATCGAGGGCATCGCGCATCTGGTCGGCAGGGATGTTTCAAACGTATTGCCTCGTGCTGACGATTTTCCTGATTACCGAGTCCAAGGTGATTTCGATATCGCCACTTATGCAGGCAATCCAGAGTGGCGGGCATTCCTCGCGCAGCTTCGCGCCGACGTGTCCGAAGTTATCCCCGAACTAACATGGCTCGCTCAAGGGCGAGATCCATGGGAGGTGTTTCGAGACCGAAAGTTCCTCGGGAATAGCCGCATTGACCCGTGCTCTAAAAGCCTGAAGCGGGAAGTGCTGGACGCTTGGCGCGTTGCCAATGCGAACAAGGAAACTGATGTCTTCTGTGTCGGTATAGGCACGCACGAACGCCATCGATACGATCGGCTGTCGTCTCGTATGGCGGAGAAAGGCTGGCGCTACGAGGCTCCTCTCCTTGATACATTCGAAGGCGAGATCGGCGCGTTCGTATATCTAGCCAAGGCAGGCATCGAGCGTCCTCGGCTGTACCGAAAGAACTACATCCACAACAACTGCGGCGGGTTCTGCATCAAGGCGGGCCACGCTCACTATCAAAACCGGTTCTACGCAGACCCAGAGCGGTACGCATATGACGCGATGATGGAGCGCAAGCTTGCCGCGTATATCGGCAAGCCGGTAACGATGCTCACCGACCGCGCCAACGACAATATTAAGAAGCCCCTGTCGTTAGACACATTCGCGGATAGGCTTCGTGCCAATCCGCAACTCAACTTTGAATATGAACAAGGGTCTAGCGGCTGCGGCTGCGCAATCGATTATGAGGAGGCAGCGTGACCGAAACTACAGCACCCACGATCCGCGTTGAGATCTTCATCGCCGGAGACATTCAGCAGGCCAAGCAGGCTTGCCGTGAGTTCTGCCTGACGGAAGGAGCCTGCGTCACCGTCGAGCCGACGGACTACATCTACACCGGCGGCGAAGAGACTGGCGTGCGCGTCGGGTTCATCAACTACCCACGCTTCCCGACTACACCAGAAGCACTGTTCGACAAGGCGGGACGCCTTGCGGAACAGTTGATGCATCGCCTCTGCCAGCATTCTTATTCCATCGTCGGACCGGAGCAGACGGTCTGGTATTCGAGGAGACCGTCATGACCCCCGCCATCACCCTATGGCTGGCCTTCGTTCTAGCCGCCGGCGCAATTATCTTCACCCGCCCCAACAAGCGGCAAGCCCTTTGCCTTGTGCTTGTCGCCATACTGACCGCGCCAGCCACACTCCTGCCGCTAGGCAACGCCTATCCGTTCTCGCCTCCCAAGGGCCATTACACCGTGCTCGGCGTCAGGATCGATGTCGACGAGGCGATCTGGGTGCTTCTGGACGGTGGAGACGGCCCGCCGCGCTACTACCGCCTGCCATACAAGGCCAGCACCGCCAACGGCCTGCAGAATGCTCTGGACATTGCTGAAGGCAACGGCAGCACGGTCGGCATGGAGCAGGGCGAAGAGGGTTCGCCGGGATTTGCAGAACAAGGCGCGCCCGGCAGTGAAGAGCCGAAGCAGGCCGAGCCGCAGGCGATAATTGGAGGGTAGGTGATGCGTATTGACACTACTGGCGGAACCCCATCCGAGCCTCGCCGCATCGTCGAGCCTACGAAGACATTCAGAGACGAGATCGCAATCAGCGTTATGCACCAGATGCTAGACAAGGACCCGGCGCTAGCGAAGGACGAGCACTATCTCGCCAATCGTTCCTATCGCGTTGCCGACGCAATGATCGCCGCACGAAAGAAGGAATCCTAAAATGTCAGAACCAATCGTCGTCGATATTGGACTTGCCATGCAGCAACTTGCGGCCAGCCCAGAGTTAGCTCAGCAGATGAACGCGCTTCTCCAAGGCGAGCGCTACTACCTTACGACCGACAACGATAGCCACTGGTACGTTGTGCCTGTGGTGAACAAGTCGGAGTGGGATGCGTGGTGCGAGATCGACTCGGACGACGAACGTGCGTGGGAGACGCCTGATTTTGCTCGTGCCGTAGGCGGTTCGCCTAGCCTTGTCACCTTCTCGAATCCGGAGATTGCATAGTATGCCCACACCACCCCTTTCAGACGAACTCGCCAAGGAAGTCGCCGACGCTTTCATCGCGCTCGGCAACAAGTCGCAGGCAGCAGAACTGCTGCACCTGCCTCGCAATACGTTTTGCTCGAGGCTGAAGACCGCCGCTGAGCGCGGGATGCTGGGCACGAAACCGGTTTTGCCGGGATTCGCCATCAAGAGCGTAGCCAGCAAGACCGAAGACGGCGCATGGGTGAAGCAGGTCAAGGCACCCGGCGAAGTCTTCGAGATGCCGGAAGGCTTCGCGCACAAGCGCATTTCGAACCTTTCCGACGGTCAGGGCAGAACCATCGCCAGGTGGGATATCGTCGAGAAAGACAAGGAGCAGCAGCTAGCCGCGATGCGGGCGGCCGTTGAGGCCTTCAAGGAGGAACTGCCGAGAGCGGAGCCGGTAAGCGCGCCTACACACACGATCGACGACCTGCTGAACCAGTACACGATTACAGATCATCACCTTGGCGCACTTGCCTGGAACGAGGAGACGCGCGGCGGTGACTATGACTTGCACATCGGCGAGCAGCTAATCATCAACTGGTTCGCTGCGGCGATTGCACAGTCTCCGCCGGCAAAGCGGGCCGTGTTTGCGCAGCTCGGCGATTTTCTTCATTACGATTCGTTCAAGAGCGTCACACCGGAACACGGACACTTGCTAGACGGAGATTCGCGCTATCCGAAAATGGTGCGCGCCGCCATCCGCATCGTCCGCACCATTGTCCGAATGCTGCTCGAGAAGCACGAACAGGTTGACGTCATCATGTGTGACGCCAACCACGACCCGGCCGGAGAGGTGTGGCTGCGCGAGGGGTTTGCCGCATTCTATGACAATGAACCGCGAGTTACGTTTGACACCAACCCGGGCACCTATTCCGTCATCGAGCACGGCGACGTTTCGCTGTTCTACCATCATGGACACAGACGTGGCGTCAAGAATGTTGATTCCATTCTCGTCGGCAAGTTCCGCAAGATCTACGGCCGCACGAACCTGAGCTATGCCCATACAGGCCACAAGCATTCCGACGAGCTCAAGACAACCGACCTTATGAAGGTCGAGCAACACGAGACGCTCGCCGCGCCAGATGCTTACGGATCCAACTGGCTATCGGGACGGTCGGCCAAGGTCATTACCTACCACAAGAATTTTGGTGAAGACGGTCGCGTCATCCTGTCGGCGGCGCGCGTCATGCGCTCGGCCGCCAACGATAACGTGCCGGAAGAGCAGAGGATGGCGGCGTGAATCTAAAACTCGAAGCCAGCGGCACGTTCGAACCAAACGAACCAGCCTTCACAGAATTCATGAATGAAATGCTCACTATCCAACAGCAGTCTTTCGACGAAGACGGCGGTATGCATGCAGTTGGCGTGCAAATGATGATTGGCCATCAGGAGGGCCAGTTCGCCGCAGAAGACCTGTTTATGCCGCTGCAGTGAGGAGGTCGGCTTGAGCGAAGAGCAAAAGTTCATCCTGCGTCTTGGAATTTATATCCCGCCGTGTGGATGGATCGCGAAATGGTTCCTGCCGAGTGAATGCAGGGAAGAATACTGGCGGATGTGGCGAGACGCATCGATCGCCAGATGGAACGAATGGGCGCAAGGAATTCGTCGCCCCTAACCACCACCCTGCCGCCGACCACCATCGGCGGCAACCACCACGAAGAGGAGAAGACGAATGGAAGGCTTTCAGGGCCATGTAGACGAATGGATGGTCAAGTGCTTCAGTCGCGAGATCGCCGACGACGTCCCGGAGCGTAATCACCGATTTCTTGAGGAGGCATTAGAACTTGTGCAGTCAACTGGCGTGACGGCACAAGAGGCGCACATGCTTGTGGATTATGTGTTCGGCCGCGCCATTGGTGATCCTGCGCAGGAGTTAGGCGGCACGATGTTGACGCTCGCCGCCCTTTCGACCGCCCTTGGCTTCTACATGGAAACTGCTGGAATAGTCGAGCTTGATCGCGTCAATCGGCCAGAGGTCATCGACAAGATCCGCACCAAGCAGCTCACCAAGCCGGCGAGTTCACCTCTTCCGGGTGTGGCGTGAGTGTCTATGTCGACGACATGGCCGCGCCATTCGGCAATATGGTCATGTGCCACATGTGGGCCGACACAAATGAGGAGTTGCTCGCTATGGCCGATGCCATTGGCGTGCAGCGAAAGTGGATTCAGGGCCATCAAGAGCTAAGCTTCGGCAAGCATAAAAATGCCAGCTGGGTACATTTTGACATCGCCAAATCAAAGCGCGCCCTGGCTGTAAAAGCTGGTGCGATTGAGACTGATAGGTTTGGCCCGCTAGAGCATACGGCTCGCCTCTTTCTGAAGAGGGGCGAGGAGACCGGCAACCAAGCCATGATCGACTACGGAAACAAACGCCTCGCGATGGTTACCAGCTGTCGCGACCGCAGACCCACCACAGAGGAGATATCATGAACTACGGCGAGGCCATTGAGGCCATGAAGGCCGGCCGCACTGTTGGCCGGACATCGAACAGACCGGCTGCGGTCTACATCTCTCGTCCCGGAACGTCGCTTCAATATCTGGAGGTCGTCACAGACGGCGTGCGCAAGCCTTACACGCCGACAAACGACGACCAGCTTGCAGAAGATTGGGTCGTGTCGACGCGATGGGCAATCCAGGATACGCAGGTGGAAGCATGATGCCAGTTATAACCTTTCCGCAAAAACAGTATAACCCAGACGGCGACGTCCCGCTCGAGAGGTACCTTGCTGCCAATGACAACGTGCCGCAGCCGATCGACGAAAGCGGCGCGTCGGCGGGGTTTGGTGTCAGCGACGAGCGCGGCCAGTATATCGGCCTGACTCGTCCTCAGTCCTCGGACGGCGGACAGGGTGGTTTCGACATCCCGCCATCTCTTCAACCGGCATTCGCTGACCTGATGCGCTACGGCGACTGGATGCAGACTTACACCGGCGGCAAGTTTTGGCCCATGGATCCCCGCGCCGACGAGGTCTTCATCGAAGACATCGCGCACAGCCTGGCAATGCAAAGCCGTTACGCCGGCCACTGCATTCGTTTCTACAGCGTTGCGGAGCATTGCGTGCTGATGGCTCGCCACCTGCGCTGGGAGGGCGTGGACGTGGCTCTGTACGCCCTCCTTCATGACGCCAGTGAAGCCTACCTCGTCGACATCCCTAGGCCGGTGAAGCCGTTCCTCACCGGCTACAAGGCCGCAGAGGCCAAGGTCATGGCAGCGGTGTGCGATCGGTATGGGCTTCCACACGAGATGCCGGCCGCAGTCCACGAGGCGGACGATCGCATCATTGGCGACGAGCTCGTCAATCTCGTGCCGATGGACTGGCACGCTCGCTACGTAGGCCAGAAGCTGGACGTCGAGCTGCGCTACTGGTCGCCAGAGAAGGCGGAAGAGGAGTTCATGGCGACCTTTGATGCGCTGATGGATTGCCGGGCGAGGGGGATGAGCTGATGGGGCACTACGATAGCTGCTACGAAGCGGATTACGATAGGCAGCGCGCAGAGCGCCGCGCACAAGCTGAGAATGTCATTCCCGAAGTTGCGGCGCTCCTAGAATCGGCAAGGGTAAAGCTAGCTCAGAATGCGTCGGCGATAGATCACGGCCGACGCATCGAGGCCGAGATCGAATTCATCAGGGCCGCGCTTTATGGGCAGTTGGTGAGGTGTGCATGACAAAATACGTCATGTTCAAGCGCGACCTTTTCGAATGTCCCGGTCACATGGGATACACCGGCATCCGCGACAAGGCCGGCACATGGGATGGTGACTATGTGAAGCAGTTCGAGTTTCGCGTTCTCGACAAGTACGCTCCGAACGAACGGGACCATTACGCCTTGCCGGTTCATCTTGCGCCGGAGTTCACCAAAACATCATTCCACGATTTGAACGAAGCTCACCTAAGATCAAGGATCGATAGCCTCACGGAGGAGAACGCCCGCCTGCGAGAAGAGTTGGCGGTCCTGCATGACAAAGACCTAAGCCGAACCGTTATCGCTATGAGGGAGGCCGCATGACAACCATCCGCGCTGGTGACGATATCGTCTGCATCGACGACAGCACGCTGCAAGAGCAGTATCTCGGCATCAAGGAGGGCCAGACCTACAAAGCGCGGTGGGTCGGCCCGGTGCGTACCTACCTGGGCGGCGATTATATCGGCGTCCGGCTGGTCGGAATTAACAGGGGCGTCTGCCCGCACTTCGGTGATGAAGACCCGCCGTTTGCTGCTCGCCGGTTCAGGCCGCTAGTTAAGCCGACCACCACCAAAGAGTTAGAGGAGACCGTATGAGTGAAGGAAAGTGGAATGAATGGCGAGGCGGCAAATTCATGCCTGTTCCTGCTGACGCTGTAGGCGATGTTAGGCTGCGCTGCGGGAAGGTTCTTATTGGCGTCAAGGCGCGCGACGTGATGTGGGGTCGCCCCAAGTGCCCAGTAGCAGCCAATGACAACTTCCGCAACGGCGGCGAAATTGTCGCTTATCGGTTCGAAGGAGAAGCAGCATGACCAACCTTGCACAACTCGCATCCGCAGACGCCGGCTGCCTCACCGCAGTTCCTGCCGCCAACGATAACAGCCAGATTGCTGCGCTCGCCGCGGCGATAGGGAGGCTCGAAACTAGCGCGGCGCCGACACAGCATTTTAGTGCATCAAACGACAACCTGCCGCCCGTCGTAGCCTTCACCGGCTTGGCGGGCAGCGGCAAGTCCACAGCCACCAAGTATCTGGTGGAGCGACACGGCTACACGCTGGTCAAGTTCGCAGGCCCTCTCAAGGACATGATGCGGGCGATTGGCCTCGGTGAGGATGACATCGAGGGGAGCGACAAGGAACTGAGCAACAGCCTGCTTTGCGATAAGACGCCACGTCATGCCATGCAGACCCTTGGTACAGAGTGGGGGCGAAAGTGTATCGGTGATGACTTCTGGATCAACCTCTGGCGCGATACGGCAGACCGTATTGTCCGGCAGGGAGGCAGCGTCGTGGTGGACGACTGCCGCTTTCCCAATGAAGCGCAGGCCATCCGTCGCCTCGGTGGAGACATCTACAAAATCGAGGGCCGTGGCGGCATTGCTGGCAATCATGAATCCGAGCGAGGCTGCGGCGACCAGGATCTGGTGATTGCTAACACCGGTGCGGTTGAAGAATTGCACGATAAGATCGAGGAGGCGTTGAGGCGGTATGGGTGATCTAACTTGGCAAACGGTAGCGATAATTGCCGACATTCACATTCGCACAAAGCTTGATGCAGGGTGCAACGACATGACGGAAATTGTCTCGTCAGCCATCCTCGCAGAGCGCCAGCGTTGCGCTGATGTGGCGAAGGCATACCTAGAAGATCTGGCTGGTTGCGACCTCGGTGACGACGAACCAGACCTTATCGCCGCCGCCATCCTCAACCCCACCTAGATAAAAGGCCCGCGCGAAGCGGGCCTCTTTTTTACTGCATGTTACGGCAACAGACGTCACCGATTCGGAAACGACAAGCGCTGCATCGCTTGTCAAAAAACTTAACGGTCGTCGTCACCCTGCCGGAAATTACTCTGTCGCGCCTAGCGTCGCTCAAATCCACCAAGCGTACGTCGTAATTCTCGTTTCCAGCAAGTGTCTTGGTCCGCCCGAGAACGATTGCCGTCATCGCCCCAGCCATATGATCCACACAATCCCCGATCTTGTGCTTCCATCTACGCATTTTACTTTTTTACGCCTCCGGTACTCCGAAATGCCCCTACGTCTGGTATGCTGACATTATATGGTAGCGGTAACAATAGCTAATTCTTGGGTATTAGCTTATTCTTATTCAATACCCTGTATGGGCGGCCTGCCGCTCTAGTTGCAATCCAAAGTGAGTACATTTCGCACCCGCGAGCCGATCGCTCACGCGACAACACTATTGCGTCCATATCCGCGGCCCGCACAGCCTGCCCGATCGAAAAATTCCAATGTGCTTGATAAACCCGCCGTCTTCGTGTCGGCGCATCGTTGTCTGCGTATGCCATCAGCATTGTTGTGACGCCTAGCCAATGAACCCGGTGGGCAGCACCGGAGCCGGGGGTTGAACACGCGCTTCACAGACACGCCGATGCGCCTTTAGCTCGCGCCTGGACATACGCGCATCGCCCGCCGGCCATGCAATGGCTCAGGCAATGCGCCTGCCGCTAAGCAGCGCACGTGTTCGGCTATTTCGCTTGCGCGAAACCTATGTGAAGTCAGGGTGTTCAAGCCCACTGCAACCTATAGCCTATTCGGGCTAAGGTGCAACATCACGATTTCTTAGGATTGGTTACTCAACAGTTAGTTGTGTGCCGAAGAACGACAGCAGAACAGATTTTGCAAACTGACATCAGTTTTCTGCAAACTGGCATTTTGGGCCGCTCGGCCGCAAAGCTAATATTGGTAGGCTTTTCAAGTGGTTAGTTGGTGAGAGCGTCGGGGTTCGAACCCGAGACCTACTGATTAAAAGTCAGGCTTTTATGTAATGTTTTTGAAGTGGTTAGAAACAAACTGCATCTAAAAACGTATATCGAATTTCAAAGGGTTATCGTTCGTCTGCAAACTAGAAAGGCGACCGATTTTGTCAGTCGCCTATACAGTATCGATACATCTGTGGTTGCGCAAGCCTACTTCTTTTTGTCCTGATAATCTTCCAGCTTCGCGATGGCTTGTTCTGCGAGTTCCACCTTGCCTCCGAGGTAGTGTGCGTCGAGGATTGATTCTACGTCTCGCAGGCTGTGGCCGGTGATGGAAGCTATTTGCGGGATCGAGCAGCCAGCGATGGCTAGGCGAGTCACGGCTGTGCCGCGAAGATCGTGGAATGTTAGGTCTTCGGCAATCTCGGCCTTTTTCATAGCGCGTTGCCAAGCCGTGTCGAAACCGTCGGCTGTCCACGGTGTGCCGTGGGAGCTCGTCAACAGGGTTGAGGCCGACACCTTTTGGTCCATTGGCCTGTCTCGGAGCAATTCGTCGAGGGCCACCTTGAGTGGCTTGCCGGCGGGGATTTTTACGCGAGCCTTGGTCTTGCCCTGCCTGACCTTGATCGACGTTCCATCATAGTCGCTTTTGGGCGCCTTGAGCAGGTCGCTTTTGCGCTGGCCTGTCCAAAGTGCCATGATAACGCCGGCGCGCATTTCGCGGCTGAGAACAGCAAGGATCCGCTCAAGCAGTTCTGGCGTCCAGATTTTATCGGCGCGATCTGCCTCGTAAAGGCGGCCGCCTTTTTCAGCGATGTTGATTTTAAGCTTGCCGCGGTCTTTCCCAAAGGACAGCAACCGGGCGAGAGTGGTCCACGCATAGTCCGCCGTGCGAGGCTTTGCAGCCATCGAGTCTCGCCATTTTTTCAACTCGCCGCGGTAACGAGGATCTTCGAGCATGAAGAATGGCGTCTTGCCGAACTTGTCTCGGATCTTGTCGATGTATCGATCGTATTCCTTGCGGGTCTTCTCGGCCAGGCCGAGGAAGTCGGAAGACGCCCGGTATTCGGTGATGATTGCGTTTAGCGTCTCGCTCGGGTCGGCGTGTCGGTCTTTTGTGGCGTCCGTGAACGCGCGGACGAGCAGGGGGTCGCCAGGCTGTATCGGCTTGCCGTCTTTGTGCTTCAGTAACGGACCGCCGCGCCAAGCATAGCAATAATAGACTGTCGTGCCATCGGCCAAAACCTTTTTGACCTTGGCGAGCCCCTTAAGTTTAACCCGCATTTTCACGCATCCACTTCTCGTATGGATCCTCGTTGTCATTCACCCCGAGACCGGAGATCTCGTCAAGTTTCGCGTCGATCGCTCTCCTGTCCCACTTGCGCGTGCCTGGAATGCATGGCGGCATCTTGTGCGTTGCCACCCACATCGAGAACGTCGATTCGGCAATGCCGCAGTAGGCTGCGGCATCCTTCCTCCCCATGAGGCGAGGCGTGTTGTCGTTCGCTGGCTGGCGGGTCATGCTGCACCAATTACCGGCGACGCATAAAGCGGAATGTCTGGATGGTATGGCAGGGGTTCGCCCCACATCACCGCGTTATTTCCGGTTCCCTTAATTCCATCTAGCTGGGCCTGAGTGGTCCACGCAACCGGCTCCTGCTTGGGCTGCGCCTTCAGCGCCTCGGCCAGCGCAAGCCAGTGGTCTTGCGTCTGCCGCCATTCTTCCCAGTAGGCGTCCTTCATTTTCTCCGTGATGGTGTCAGTCACCGCAACACCTCCCGAACGCCACCTTCCAAGCCTTCGCCCATAGGCTGGTATGTCGCGCAGCTACTGATAGACAACACGGCCAGCGCAATCAGCGCCCACAGCAAGAGACTGATCGGCAAGCCAATGACCATGCCTCGCGCGAAGTTCATGTCAGTCATAACGCGGTCTCTCATGGCTGCTTCTCCGGAGTTGCGGCGGAGAGGGCGGCGCGGCGGTTCCAGTTGGATACGAAGTTATCCTTCCGGCCGAACTCGATATACCCGCTGGCCTGGCAGACGGTGCAGCAAATGCATGAGCCGCCTGCATTCTCACCTTCCTCGATGTCGACGCGCTCGGCTTCGCCGCCACAGAATGGGCATGGTAACAGCTTGTCGCTCATGGCTGATCCTCGACGCTGGCGGGAACATAGATTGGGCGCTCCTGTATTTCGCAGCCTTCTGGTGGCGGAACGGGAGAGGGCCCATCGTGCCAGGGCGACCAAGTATCGTCCGCGCTAATGCGCAGTCGCCACTGGTATCCTACCGTCTGCCACCCAAACACATGTTGCGCGGCTGCCATGGCGTCCTGAATAGGTTTCATGTCAGCAGAAAGCGTGACCGATATTTGCTGTGGCTTATTCAGCCACGAGCGCCAGGCGATCTCACCATGATGCCAGAGGACATAGCCTTCTGGCCACTTACAAAGGCTAATGACGCCACCCTCTGGCGTTGCCTCAGAGTGCAAAGTTTCTGTGTGGTCATCCCCAAGCATTTGTGGTGAGGGCGATGGGGTCACGGCATCCAAGCCGCGCTGTTCGTTGCCACTCACGCCGCCACCGCCTGCTCCTGCCAATCAGCCACAGCGCGAAGGCGCGAGGCGATAGTCCGGTTGCGGCCAGCGTACTTGGCGTCATGCCAAGCTGCCACGGCCAGAAGGCGCCAGCTAGGCACCATGCCGACCTGGAGAGCGTCGACGACCTCCGTTTCCGTCCCGGTGTACGGCAGAAACTCGTAGTTAGACGGGCGGTTGTTGTTGGCCGGCTTCTGTCTTCTGGCGTTGGTGTTGTCTTTGGTCATGGTGTCTCCTTCTCGTGGTGGTGAATTGGTTAATTGGTGGTTTTCACGTACCCGCCGTGGGGGCGAACGATTACGCGGATTACACGGCAGCCATCGCGATATGCTCGGCGCCAGCCCTGCATTGGCGTTTCGCCTTCACGAGCCCATGACACGCCTACGCATTCGCACGCTTCTCGTCGGGTTGAGCGGGTAGTGTGGACAAGAATGAACGGATGCGGAGTGCCGTTAGGCCAGAACGCCGCCCATCCGTGATCTTCAATTTCCATCCTTCTCTCCATTGGTGAGGGCGCGGCCGGAACAAGCGAGTTGCAGCCAGCTTCACCTACCGCGCCCTATTGCCTCTCGGGCAATTAGTGATGCTGCGCCACGTAGGGCAGCCAGATCGATACGGCGGCGATAAACGCGACGGCGGCTAGCATGCCGCAGAGGTCCTTGACGAAGTCGCGGAGGGTGATCCGGTCGTCGTGGTGGTGGGTCATGCTGCACCAGCCTTGCGAGCATCCATCATCTCACGCGTTTCGAACATCGGGTGCTTAAGTCCGGTGTCGCGTTCGAACGTACCGCAGTTCGCGCGCCAGATGTCGCGGGCACAGTCGTCGCAGTACCAAGAGAACGAGCCGTGGTTATACCAGCGAGCCGGTGCGCACTGGCAGCGTGTCCGGTTGCAGCTCCCGCCTTCCTTGCCCTTGTCAGGCTTGTTCGGGCCTTCGTAATCGCCATAGGCCATCACGCACACTCCTGCAGCAGGCCGCGCCCCATCAGGTCGCAGCGACGGATTTCCTTCGCTCCAATGCGGAACTTGAATTCGCGCACCGTTATGCAGTGATAATCGCTAACGATCATCTCGCCATCGGCAACGTAGGCGTAGTCCGCATAAATCGGATAGTCGTCGGCGAGCACTGGCTCGTTCAGGGTGGTGCTCATTCGTCACCGCCCATCTCGGCGAAGACGCGGCCGGGCTTCTGGTGGCGCAACGCAAAGC